ATACCGCCGTTCTTTTCTTTAAAATCTGCTGTGGAGACGTTACCACCGGTCGCGTAAGCCATCGGAACCATGCCGCCGTAGCGCATCGGCATTACTTCACCGCCGTAGCGCATTCCGGTTACAGGCTCTTCTGCTTCAGGAGTTTTTCTCCCCCCGCTTAACACCGGCATATCTTCCATCATGCCAAAGTCTCTTCGATCAGGCGCTGCTTCACCAGCAGCTTCTGCATCTCGCTTGGCCAACTGATAACCACCGTACCGGCTCATGGTCATGGCTGGCGTAAGCTGAACCCCTTTGTCGTTCTTAGCTTGGTCATATGCAAGCTTGCCCAAAAGAGCTGCAATCCCAACACCGCCAATGCCGCCCATGCCTCCAAACAGGCCGCCAAGACCGTTTCCAGATCCTCCTTGACCTTGACCCTTAAGCATATCCTCAATTGCCTTAATGGCTGCTGGAGTTTTTGCGCCACCAAACCAACTTCCGCCTTGGTCAACTTGCGCAGAACCGCCAAATAACTGTTGAGAAATTTGCTCATCAGTCATCCCTTTAGAATACATCTCATTGATTGCATCGTATTTGTCAGGATTTTCCGTCAAAAATTTACTAATCGATTCTGCTGCGGTTCTCTCCGCAGCTTGACCAAGCAACTGTTGAGAAATTTGCTCATCAGTCATTCCGCTAGAATACATTTGATTAATCGTGTCGTATTTATCGGGGTTTTCCGTCAAAAAATTACTAATCGTGTCTACTGCGCTTCTTTCTGCAGCTTGACTAGCGTAGTCAGTCATTCCTAAAGAATCGCTAATACCTCCCGCAAAATCACCAATACGGCCAAATTTTCCAATATTATCCTTACCACCACCTGCAAATAAGCCTCCAATACCTTTGCCTATATTTCCTACCGAAGATCCAATGCCAGAGAAGCTTGCTTTTCCTAGACTACCCAAGCCTTTCAAAAAACTTCCACTACCGGCCTTGCTGATCGCGCCAATATTTTCGCCAATAGAGCCGCCAATAGCGCCGGGGCCAGCTACAGTCAAAAGCGAAAGCGGGTTAGCTCGACCCTTTGCAACGTCATAAACGGTAAAGGCTTTGTTTGCTAACGCTGCAATTGGTTGCCAAGGTCCGGGTATAAATTGAGCCACCTTGGCCAAAGCGGTTTAACGTAACTTTCTTAACAACCTTCTTGACGCNCTTAGCTAACTTTTTAAAGAACCCAAACTCTTCTAAACCAGTAATAGGGTTTAGCGAAGCAATGCCGACACCAACAACCATTCTTGCTGGATCTATATTTAATTCTTCAAATTTCTTCTCAATTAAACTTTCAAACTCTGGGTCTTCAAAAGCTTCCGGGGGAATAACAACCTCGCCGGGTCTAACGTGAGCAAGGGCTGTGTCTTCACCTCGACCAGCTTGCGCTAATTGAATCGCCATTTCTCCCATGGGTGCTTGAGAGCCAACCTCAGCCGCTTCTGCCAAGTGCAAATATTGATCACGCTCAGAAGGATCTTCTGCTTGAGAAGCCTGCATCATCAGCTCTTCAATTGAAGATCGAATTGCCTCATTGGGATCAGCTTGGCCTTCAGCCTCACCTTCCATCGCCTGCATCATCATTTCTTCTCGGCTTACTTCGCCGCCTTCGGCCATACCCATAGGGGGCAGTTGAGGCTGAGCTGAGTAAATATCCAGCAATGTTTGGTCTATACTCATGGCGTACTCACCGTTAATTGGCCCACTGCACTGGTTACTTGAACCCCAGTGGGATACGTTTGATGCTGGTATAAATCTCTTAACTGATTACCGTCAAACGCCTGATGGATTGATGTCGTAGTATTAAATATTATCGCACCTGTTGCGAATTGTAACTTAGAAATTTGGTCAGCGTTATAGTGAGGCGATATCGTAATATCGACCGCACCAAGGTTAATTTCAAGAATCCGAACCAAGCGATTGTAAGTGTCACTTGTAACGGACTCGCCAATCGACGACGGAAGGCGCGTTTCAAGCAGCCTGCTCATCCACGTCTACCGCTCTGCTGTAGGTCAACTCTGGTCGAACCAAGTCGCCATTTATAACCTTTCTGGTCGTTTACATCGTTATCATCATCGGATTCAAACCGAAAAACCACCTGTCGCGCCCTTGTTCGCAAGTTTGTAAACGTGCTGGTAGGCGTGACCTTCGTGGTTGAATCGGTGATCAATGACTGACCGGGAAAGTTTCTGCGCTTTACAACAATATTCATGGCAGGGTTATTGCTAACGCCTGTATCGGTCACGAATGCCATGTCTGGGATCATCTTCTTCATGAAAACGTCATATTCACCCGCAGAGATGTCGATATCTGCTGATTCGATATAAACGCCAGACATAGGCTCAAGCCCATCATCATAGCCAGTCTCATGGTTGTACAACAGGCTTTGGCCAGAAGACTGAGCTGCAGCAATCGGCAAGTCTTCAATACCTGCATCAAGCCAACCGTATCGAGTCATGCTACCGATAGCCCAAGTCTGCTCAAGGTAGTTATAAGTGACATACCGGCTAATCTCGCCAGTTCCGTCTTCGATCGATGGGTAGAAGAACCAAATCTCGTTATACCGAGAATTGATGCTCATGAAGGATTTAAACGCTTGGTTCAAGTCGATATCGTTGAAGACGTATTCTTGAACGGTGCAAGGCAATCGTTGTACCGAACCGTTGTAAAAGTTGAATCCTGTCTTGGAAGCAAAAAACACGCCGCTTGGAGAGTTTGCCGCAGCATTTGGTGACAGTAAGCCAGCGCCTTCGTTCACCAAGTTAACGGCAAAGGTAAGGGGTGGNCCAATAAAGGTCATCGANTAAAGTGANGTNTCGGTCCATANCAGTATTTCTTGCCGAGACTTTAAGCCGCCGACAATAAAAGAACCTGAAGATAACCGAACGTCACCCGCGCTGTTTGTTGTAGTTGGCTCAAAATCAAGCTCGTCCTCTGCTGACGAGAAGGCAACAAGCATCGGGTCAATCGCGCCCGTTCTTGCTCCGCCAGAAACAGGATCAGCACCCAAAACCACGAGATGACGGTCTGTCTCCGACGTAATAACCTGCAACCCAACAGTCGGAACCTGCCTAGCGCCTGATCGACCTGCCAAGCTCACAGCTCTAACGGATACGCCTGAATTTTCAATCCATTCGTAAATACCAGCGCCGCGAGGGTTGATGATCAGGTTCTCGCCGAAATTATCGTGCGTCCAGATTCTTAACTGGTTAACCGCCGAGATTGTTGAAGCAGAACCCCAGCCGCCAGCACCCCATGTTCCAACACCCCAGCCGCTGCTGTTAACGTAAGTGTCTAGGCCAACATTAATTTGATAAGTGCCAACGGTGCTCGAACCGCCGTTTCCAGTATCCGAAGAGTTTGCAACAACCGTGTCGCCGCTAGTGTCTTTTGCGACTATCTGGTAAGCGTCTGCGGTTGTGACAAGTAGTATTTGATATTCTTGGTTCAAGACGATATCGGTAATAACACCGCCTAAAGTCGTCGCGCCGCTAAATGTGACAAAGTCGTTTGTTACAGCGCCATGCCCTGTGTCTGAAATCGTTATTATTGATGAGCCGTCGGTCGCTGCAAATGTAACGTCGCCTGCGGAAGTCGTCGATCTAATAGGGGTAACGTCGTTGTAGGAGTCGCCCTCCTCGATGTAATATTTCCAAGTGGTGCCAATTCCTAAGAATTTGGTTCCGCCAAGAGAAATCCAAGAATGAAGTGCGCGACAGATTCCGAGAAAGTATTGACCGCCAAGCTGCGCCCAGCCGCCAATTTTCTCGACCCTACCTTTGCGGAATCGTATTAGGTTGCCATCGACCCAGCCGCCTTTAGCGCTGTAGTCGGTAGCCTCCTTGTTGATTCCGGGCTGAAAATCTATTTCTTGTAAAGGCATTCGCCATTACGCCAATCTGATAATAGCGCCAGTCGCAGTTGGTGCCGGGAAAACCACCGTAAAATCACCTGCGGTACTGGTTTTATCGCCGCCGAAATCAATGGCTGCAACGGCTTTATCGCCTTCCGTGTCGTTATATATTAGACATCCACGAGCCGTAACGGTTGCTGTAGAAAATGTCAAATCGTTAAAATCACACACGGCAGTAGTG